AGCAGTACCAGGTGATATTGATGGTGTATATGTTACTTATGCAACAAATGCAACGGCAAACACCGCTGATACAGTAACACACGCATTAGGCAGGGCTCCAGTAGGGTATGTACTCGTAAATAGTCAAAAGGGCGGAAGACCATTCCATGGTGGCACAGTTGCAGCAGGTTATGAAACGGGAGCTGCAAGTCCGAGTACTGATATTAGTGCAGGTTCTGCAACGACCTTCAAGATTGCCGTTGATAGCGATGTTTCAGCAACTCCCACATATCAAAGCGTAACCTTAACCCTTGCGGGATTGACCACAGGAGCAGGAATAGCTGCCGCAATGCAAACAGACATTCGCGCACTCGGCGGAATTTACGCTGCGGTGACAGTAACCTTTACGAACAACGTCTATGTTATTACTTCAGGTACCACTGGTAGTGCATCTAAAGTTAGAATAGCCGCAGGTGCTGAAAATGACGTAGCCGCGGCGCTTAATATTGGATCAGTTAATGCAGCAGTTGACACTGATGGGACAACTACTCTAATCACAAGTACCTCAACCACTCTCTCATTAAAATGTACCGTGGCATCGGATACCCTTACTCTTCTCTTATTTTAAGAAAAACACTAAAACACTAAATACAAAACTAACGCACACTAGATGCGTTATTTTTTGTGGGAGGTTACGTGAATGCCGGCAGATTTTAGCTTTTTTGTTATCTGTGAACGTGACGAAGAGCTAATAAAGGGCGAACGTAAGAGATTGCTTAGGGGTGTCGCGAGTACTGAAACTAAAGACAAACATGGCGAAGAATTAGTAGTTCCTGGAATGGAATTTAGTTCTTATTTGACAAAAGGTCATTTGAATTACGATCATCTAAAAGGACCGCAATACGTTCTGGGTAAACCATTAGAAGCTAAAATTGTCTCTGATGGAAGTACTCTCAAGAAAGGCATAAGAGGTCCTGCTTTTTATCACTTGGTTGAGCTATATGATAGTGAGCCAGGAAGAGCAGCTTGGGACCTACTGCAAGCCGAAAAAGACGACCCCGAAAGGAATCACGGGTTTTCAGTAGAGGGGGCGATACTAGAGACGGAGGCGAATCGACTCACTAAGACGAGGGTGGACGATGTAGCACTTACTCCTAAGCCCGCTAACACTGATACGTTCGCTGAGTTTTTAGCTAAGTCACTAACTACAGGTAACGGAGTTCCTCTTCTCAATCAAAACTTGGATGATGGTCATGTTACTGAAGAAGCGAGTAAAGCCCTAACTGGATTTCCAATCGAAGATGTTCTTTGGGGTAAATGTGACCACAATTGTTACGACGAAAAGGGACGATTTAGAAAAGGATCAGAGAGTGCCTACTTCCACCTTGTTAAGTGTAAGGGAGTAAAAGAAAACGAAGCTTATAGGTTGGTCAAGCGTCTGCAATTTGCGGGCTATCTTAAATAAAAGGAGCGGTAACAAATTGACTAAAGAATTTGAAGACCACATGAACGAACTTAAAAAGTCTACTTCCGGTGGCGCACATGATGCGATTACATTCAGTGGAAAAGGTCTTAACTTCCTCAGAGACTTGTTCAAAAGCGCAAAGGGCAAGGGAACTGGTGAGGAAGAAGAAGGCGAAGAAAAACCCAAAGATGAAGAAAATGAAATGGGCGGCGGAGAAGAAGAGCCAGAAGAAAAAGTTAAGAAGAATAAGGAAGGTACCGACAAGAACGGTAAAGCAAACGGCGGGCCAGTTACTGAAGAGGATGAGGATCCTGATGAGCCGCACAAAGGTTCTCAAGGTACACTTATCACCAATCATGGTAAGAAAGTAACTCCAAAGGGTGCTGTAAGTAAGAATGCACCTGTTGAGGAAGAAGAACCTCTTTTCAAGAACTTTAACGATGAGTACGAAGAAGTACTTGAAGCTTCAGAAGTACTAGGAGCCCTTGCTAAAAATGTTCAAGCAATGTCAGTTCAGACCAACGCTAATATTGCAGCTCTTCAAGGAACCGTAATGGTTCTTGCAAAGAGTTTGGAAGCAAGCTTAAAAGGTCAAGTTGCTCTTGCCGCTGATATTGAGTTAATTAAGAGTCAACCTGTTACTTCTCCCGCAACTGGATTCGTAGTAATGGAAAAGCGTGACGCAGCCGCTACTGGTGGTTCAAGAACCTTGAGCAAATCAGACATTCAAGATGTTGTAACCGATGCCTTGAATAAAGGTGAAATTGAGCCTATGGACTTAGCTCGTCTGGGAAAAGTAAGAAATCAAGCTGACTTAAAAGCTTATGTCGAATCACTTCCGGAGTCAGTACAAGCTCAACTATAATACTTAAAAGCTAACAAAATAACATTTTTAGGAGGAATTAAACACAATGGCTGAAAAGTTCTTAGTAAAATCCTTTAACCAATTAGCTAAAAACGCTCTTGGAGCCGGCTGGGTCGGGGTAGATCAGTTTGTGAATCAACTTTCCGCTCCTCTTGTCAAAGCACTTGCAACCGGTAGTATTACAGGGATGGCTGATGGTACAAACTTATTGCTCCAAAACTTGGACAGCATTATGACCTCTGTACTTTTCAGTGAAGAACAACTCGTTAAGCAACGTTTTATTGAGCGTGTGCCTAGCATCAACCCGATTTACCAATGGAATCGTCGTAATCAGTACGGTACGTCTCGCGGAGCTAATGCTTTTGCTGAGGGCGCGATCGGGCCGGTTGGACTCGGTTCTTGGAGCCGCAACACTGAGCCTGTTCGGTTCTTCGGGGTACAACGTGGTACAACTGTCATTTCTAACTTAGCTGGAGCACTCGGAGGAATGTTCACCAACCCAGTTGACGAAGAAGAATATGATGGTACCATGCAATTGCTCGGATCCGTTGAGCATGCTCTAGTTTGGGGAAATAGCACGATCAAAGACAATGGCGGATCGGATATTTTCTATGATGGCCTTTATCGTAACCTGAAAGCGAACGCTCCTTTAAACGTTATCGACATGCATGGTCAGCCAATGACATTTGATGTTATCAGTGGAATTGCTGCTAAGATGGCTAAAGCTTTCGTAACGACCACTCGGGACATTGGATCTTTCTTGTCTCCTGACACGCTTGCCACTCTTCAGCTCATGAAGACCGAGTCTGAGCGTAATATGAACTTGACAGCTCGTGACGGTGGATTTGCAGCTGGTACTCCTATCGAAGGATACAGAACTCAAATCGGATTTATGCCTTTCACTCAAGACGTTTTCTTGGATCCGTTTGATGGTGGAAGAGCGCCTTTAACTTCTGCGGATAGTGGTGCTTGTGCAGCTCCTTCTGGACCAACTGCCGCTGCTCGTTCAGTAACCGGTACTGAAGTGTCTAACTTCAAGACTGCCGATGCTGCAACGAATTACTACACCGTATCTGCTTTTAATGCTCAGGGTGAATCTCTCGGAACTACTGTATCCGCAGGAACAGTTACCGCGGCCGGTCAAGTTGTTACAGTCACTATTCCTAATGTAACGGGTGCTTGGGGTTATCGTGTGTATCGTGGTCTTATCTCAACAGGTTCTGACGCTCAATGGATCGGAGATGTTGCTCGTACTGCAACTGCAAATGCTCTGTTCGTAGATGACAATAGCATTATGCCTGGAACAGATGTTGCTTGCTTTATGAACAAGAATCCAATGAATATGGTAATGGCTCAAATGGCTCCGCTGCTAAAATTGCCTCTGGCCATCCAAAATACCACTATTCCTTTCGGTCTGTTGTATCTGCACACTCTTGCCGTAAAAGCTCCTGAGCGACAGTTTATGGTTGTAAACATCGGCAAATCTGGGTACTAAGATTTAGAGAGGAGTAGGCTCTATTGTTTATTGAATCAACTCATAAGGAACTAACCTGTTTTGTTAATGCGACACCAGTTACGGTAGCTTTCGAAGATGGACTTGCTGAGGTTGACGAAGAAGTTGGGAACTTCTTAATGGAAGTCGGAGCGGCTGAACTTTCAGCATATACTGGTGAAGATACTACTGACAAGACCGGAGAATCAAACGCCGAGAAAAAGGTAAAACTGGATTTGAAAAAGGCGGCGGTAGAAAATGATAATTCAACCAGGTAACGTAATTAGGGGAGAGAGTAATGTCCTCCCCTATCTCCCAAATGTATCATTAAGAAGCGCACAACCATTATTCTTTATGACATCATATCCCCTTCAGTTCAAATTGTTTGATGCAGTGTCGGCAGCCAAAGTTTTAGGAACAACTACTCCTGAAATTCATGTTCTAGGTAGGAATTTACACGCAATTGCGGTAACTGGTACATTCGACGCAACTGTTCTTTTGGAAGCTACGCTTGACGGAGTGAACTGGTTAACTCTAGCGTCTGTGACTACTCCCGGAATAACACAGTATGTAGGATTATATCAATCTATAAGAGCAACAATACCTACTTATGTTAGTGGAGCAGTAACCGTTACAGCTATCTCTCAGAGGTCTTAAATATGGCAGGGATGATGACCGAAACCTATATGCTAAATGCTTTAGCAAACGGTATCAAGAGCGTTCAGCAAAATCCGTCGTTGTTAGAGGATATACTGGACGCTTTAAGTGATTCTGAACTTGCCGCTGCAAAGTCATACTTTGGGAATGTTAAGACAAAAATAAACTTGGCTCCAGGATTTCCTATGGAGTCGGGTCATATGCCCTTTATTGGCGTCACAATAGCAAATGAGGGTCAAATAACTGAACAGACTCCTATTGGGTTAGTTTATGAAACAATTAATAATGGTGACGGGACATTCACAGATATTAAAGGAGCTAGGTTTAAAGGTACTTTAAAAGCCACTATCTACTCCCCAAATGCTGATGTAGTTATTTGGTTATCTGCAATATGTTCTTGGGCATTGTTGACTCATTACAGTTATTTTAACGAAGAGGGATTAGGAAACTTAACAACAGGATTAGGGGATTTTGAACCATCCCCTCAGTGGCTACCAGTATTCACATTCGCACGAGGAATAATAATGAGTGCTGAATATGATAAGACTTTCACAGCTACTCCGACCGTTGTTACGAATGCTTATTCTTCAGGAACTTTCTCAGTATTTTCGCAATTACCTTAGAAAGGAGGAACAGAACGTGGATGTCGACAAAGAAGTACTGCCACCAGAGGCTGATGTAGTTTTAGTTCCTTTAAGCTCTTTTGCTCAAGCTAATGCATTGAAGTATGGAGTCGAGCTAATGGGTGGATTCTATCATACACAGGAAAGAGAATTCCACTTTGCTGATACTGACGAGAATTGGCATAAGCTCATTGAAAAATATTCTAAACAGGAGGTGAAGTAGAGTGCCTTTTTCGTTTCAAGGATCCACAATTATACAACCCGGAGTAATTGCAACTAGGTCTTCGTCAGGGATGTCTAGCCCTTCAAGCTCTCAACGAATGGTTGTACTTCTCGGAATATCAGGTGGTGGTGGACAGCCAAAAACCCTTCAAATGCTCAACGGGCAACAAGACGCTTTTACTAAGCTGCGGAGTGGTGATCTACAAATAGCGGCTGGACGTTCGTACATTGACGCAAGTGCTCCATATCTTGCTTATATGAGAGTAAACCCTGCTCTTCAAGCAACTTATGACGTTCTTTCCAGTTCCGCTCCAGTTGTTAACTTGAAGTCTGTTGACTACGGGGTATTCACTAACTTAATTTCTACCCAAGTTGCCGCAGGTACCATTCAAGGTCTTAAAGGAACGGTTACCCAAGATGGGTTCTCATATACTAAAGATAACTTGTATCAAGCCGTGTTAAGCGTTCAGTACACCGGAGCAAGTGCTTCAGCTTTACTTAACGTAGACAATGCAGCAGGTACAATAAGTGGTTCGGCAGGTACTTTAGGGTCAGAATCAGTTGTTTGGACTGCTCCTTTCTCTACTTACCAAACGATTCAGCAAGTAGTAAACTTGATCAATTCAACGGCTGGATGGACTGCAACAGTCACAGGGTCAAATCCCTCAGCTTCGACTTTAAATTTCCTTGACTCCGTTGCAAATGCTCCTGCAAAAGCTAGTCCAGTAATCGTTACTGCAAATCTTCAAGCTTTGATAGACTGGTACAATACGACTTCAATCGTAACCGCAACTAGGCCTTCACTAATTGGAGCTTTGCCAACTGCAATGACCGCACCTGCTTACTTAGCTGGGGGATCGGATGGTATTACGACTAATACTGATTGGGCTAATGTGTTCACAGCTCTTCAGAATGTTCCCCAAGCTAGGATCATTGTGCCCGTTACCGCAGATGCTTCCGTTCATGCGATGGCTGCAACTCATAATGCTTATATGTCAGATCCAACTATCAGACATAACCGTATTAGCATCGTAGGAGGGGTTAAAGGAGAAACGGTTACTCAAGTTGGAGTTAGAAGCTCTAATCTTAACTCTCGCCGTGTGTCTATCATTTATCCAGGTATACAGGATTTAGACTATCTAACAGGACTGCTTACCGCATATGATCCCTACCTCATTACGGGTCAAATTGCAGCATTGTTATCTAGTTTAACAATAACCTCAGCTTTAACTCGTAAGCCAGTCACAGCTAAAGGACTAGAGGGAACTCTACAGAGTACCCTCCAAAAATCAGACTATGACAGTTTGAGTGACCTCGGAGTTATGGCAATTAAATTTTTCTCAAGTGAGCAAGGTAGCTATTTCGGAATAGTTCGAAGCTTGACTACTTGGCAAGTGGACAATGATCTCGACAATATTGAGTTATCAATGGTGTGTAACGAAGACTATGTAATGATGAAGGTCGGAGATGCACAAGATGAGCTTATTGGTAAAGATGGAAGTCCATCAGGTGCTGGTATGATGCAGTCCGCGGCTGATTCGACTCTTCGGTTATTGCGTGACGAAGGAGCAATTGTTGGAGACAAAGACACTCCTGCCTATAGTGATGTTGTTTCAGTACTGACAGGTAATGCAATCACTACCACGTA